TAGTGGAAAAAACATATATTTTAAGTGCTAAATCTGGAGTGGCTTTCAAAACATTTGAAAGAAATTATTATCTTGATAAAGATGGTTGTTTTAGATTAGATGGAGTTGTTATAATGCAAAAGCTCCAATTAAAAAACAATTATCTGTTTGGGTTAATTCTTTTAATATTGAAGAAATCAACATTGATAATGAAACTTCTAAATTAATTAAAGAAAAATTTGAAGCGTTTAAAAAATGGAGTTTATTACAAGTTGATAGTTTATAATTAAATTATTTTTCACTATCTTTGAGTATCATTATTCGTGCAGGTCTAATGATTGAAATATAAAATATTTTAAAAGCTCGATAAAAGTAAGAACTGCACTTCTGAAATTATCGGGCATTTTTAATTAAAATTAAATAATTATGAAAAACGAAATTCAAGTAACAGAAAACGTATCGGACAAAATCCTGATAGAGTATTTAGATGTAATGGGTATTTCTCCTAAATTAGAAGAAAAAGAGAAAATACAGTTTTTAAGCATCGCTAAATCATTTGGTTTGAATCCTTTTAAGAGAGAGATTTTTTGTACAGTTTATGGAGAAGGGCAATATAAGCAATTATCTATAATAACAGGTTACGAGGTCTATATCAAAAGAGCTGAAAGAAGCGGAATGTTAGACGGTTGGAACGCTACGACTTCTGGTAGTGTTCCGACAAAAGATTTAAAAGCGACTGTTACTATTTACAGAAAAGATAGACAACATCCTTTTATTTGGGAAGTGTTTTATGATGAATGCGTTCAAAAAACTAAAGCGGGTGCAGTTACTAAATTTTGGGAAAAAGCAAATTTCATGACTAAAAAAGTAGCTATTTCACAAGCTTTTAGGCTTTGTTTTTCTGATGAATTAGGCGGAATGCCTTATACTAGTGACGAAATACAACCAGAAGAAGTAACAGAAAACATTTCACACACAGAAGTTTTTGAAGCTGAGGTAATTCCAGAAGTAAAACCTATCAAGCTTTCACAAGTAGCAATTGATAAACTAGAAACTATTGAAGAAATTGAAAAGTATTTAAACCTGGTAGAAGAAGGTAAGGTTATAATGACACAAGCACAAGTTTTAAATTTAGAAGAAAAATTAACACAATTAAAAAACAATTAAAATGGAAGTATTCGGAAAATTACACGCATTAGGAGACTCGGTTACAGTAAGTGCATCTTACGAAAAAAGAGAAGTAGTTATTGTTACAGAAGAACAATATCCTCAATTTATTTCAATAGAGTTTGCGCAAGGTAAGTGCAACGATATTTTAGACACTTTGTCAATCGGTCAAAATATAAAAATAGGAATCAATCTCGGTGGCAGAGAGTGGGTAAATCCACAAGGAGAAACAAAATACTTTAATTCCATAAAAGGATGGAAAGTAGATAAAATTTAAAACACAAAAATACCTATCAATTGATTTGGTAGGTATTTTTTTTTGTTGTAATATTGCTATGTCGAAGCACTACCGACGTTGAAAGTTTAACGCTATTTTTTTAGCGTAATCGAGAAACCCTTAACAATAGTAGTGCATTGTTAGGGGTTTTCTCATTCTTATAAGTTATGAAAGAAATATTTTTAGAAGAAATATTGAATTATAAAATAAAATATAACAAAGATTATTCAAAAGGGGGTTTTTATTTAATTAAAAACACTTTAAACAACAAATGTTATATTGGTAAATCTATAAACTACATGTCAAGATTAAAACAACATACGTATAAATCTAATGACAAAACAATTATAGATAAAGAATTAAATTTAAATATAAAAAGCTTTAAGTTTTATTTGATTTCTGAATATAATGAATTTGGTATTAATTTTTTTAACAGAAAATTAGAAACTATAATAGAACATAGATATATTTATAATTTTAAAACAATACACCCTAAAGGCTATAACGTAAGAACATATGAACATATTCAAATTAAATAGGATTTTTTGGGATTTTGCATTTAAAAATCCAGAAAAAATTAAACCAAATCATTGCGCAATTTATTATTTTGCAATAGAGCATTGTAATAGACTTGGCTGGAAAGATAAATTTGGCTTTCCGACATCTATGGTTTTAGAAGCTACTGGTATTAAAAGTTATTCAGTTTATAAAAAAACTTTTGATGAATTAGTTGATTTCGGTTTTATTAATGTAATAGAATATAGTAAAAATCAATACTCAAGCAATATAATTGCTTTAAAAGAAAATGACAAAGCACTTGATAAAGCACTTGACAAAGCAATAGCAAAAGCAAGTAAAAAGCGAAGTGAAAGCATTGATAGTATAGATAAACCTATTAACAATGAAACAATAGAACAAATAAACAAAGAAAATATTTATCGTTCGTTTTTACATTTATCAATTACAAAAGATGAAGTAGAAAAATTAAAAGTTGATTATGATATTAAAACAATTGATGGAATTTTAGACAGTGTAGAAAATTATAAGGATAACAAAAAATATGTTTCTTTATATCTTACTGCAAAGCAATGGTTAAAAAAAGAACCTAAAAAAAACACAGTAATTAAAAAAGTAATTTCATAATGAGTACATTTAATATTCAAAGTTGGGATTTAATTCAAACTAATAAAACTACCGGAATAGCAAAATTAAAGTGTCCGGCTTGTACTGATACACGAAAAAACAAAAACGATAGAAGTTTATACGTAAATTTAAACTCCGGTGTTGGTAAGTGTTATAATGATGGGTGCAGTGCTTTATTTTTTAAAGATAGTATTCAAAAGTCATTTGAAAAAGAAAATTATACTTTGCCGGTTCAAGATTGGAATAATTATACAAACCTTTCAGATGGATTAGTAAAGCATTGTGAAGAACGTAAAATACAACAATACACTTTAAATCATTTTAACGTAACAGAAGAAAAATATTATCAACCGGCTTTAAATAAAGAAGTAAATAATATTGTATTTAATTATTTTGAGGGGGATTTATTAGTGAACAAAAAATATCGTTCCGGAAACAAAAAATTCACACAAAGTAAAAACGGAAAACCAATTTTTTACAATATAAATTCTATTATTGGAGAAAACGAATGTTATATTACTGAGGGCGAATTTGATGTATTGGCACTTTATGAAGTTGGAATAAAAAATGTAATATCTATTCCTAATGGCGCAAATGATAACGACAATTATTGGGTTAATTCTGAAAAGTATATAAAAGATATTAAGAAATTTTATATTGCAACTGATAATGACGAGTCCGGAAATAATGTAGCTGAAAAGATTGCACAACGTTTAGGTCGTTATAGATGTGAAAGAGTTTTATTTGATGGCAAAGATGCAAACGAGGATTTAAAATCAGGTGTATTATCTAAAACAATAAACAACAAGCAAAAGTATCCGGTATCCGGAACATTTAAAGTTTCAGATGTTATTGAAAATATTTATGATTTATACGATAATGGTTTTCCGGAAACAATTTACCCAAAACATAGATGCTTTGGTAATTTGAAAAATATATTTTCTGCTATGCGTGGGCATTTAATAACCGGAACCGGAATACCATCACACGGAAAATCTAATTTTACAGAATGGTATGTTTTAAATTTGATTAAAGACTATAAAATGAAAGCGTCTTTTTTCAGTCCGGAACATCACCCTTTTGAATTGCATCATACTACATTTATTGAAAAATCATTTGGTAAAAACTTTTTTAAAGACAATGAAGATTGTCCAAGAATATCAAAAGAAGAAATTAAACGTTACCAAGAATGGGCAGAAGAAAAGATTTACTTAACCGGAACAGAAAACGGAGAGTTTCCAACTTGGGATTGGTTATTTGAAAAGTTTAAAGAACAGATGTTTAATTATGGAATTGATATTTTTGTAATTGACGCATTTAATAAATTAGGATTTAACGGAAAAGAAAATCGGTTAGATCAAATTAATGAAGTCTTAACAAAGCTTACAATGTTTGCCCAAATGAATAATGTTATTATATTTTTAGTAGCACACCCAACAAAGATGCAAAAGCAAACAAACGGATTATATTCAAGCCCTACTTTGTACGATGTATCCGGAAGTTCAGACTTTAGAAACCAAACTCACGATGGTTTTAGTATTTATAGATTTTTCGGAGATGAAGAAAATGAACCTATGACAGTATTCGAGAATTTAAAAACTAAAATGAAGTTTCAAGGTGAAATTGGTGGAAGTGTAGAATTTGATTATCATTTACCAAGCGGTAGATATTACGCAAAAGGCACAAGTATTCCAAACTTTGATATAACTTTAGATATTGAAAATACAATTGTACCGGAACAAATAGAGTTACCAAAAATTAATCCGGTTGATGCTTTTAGTGATATTAATAATGATTGTCCTTTTTAATTATGGCAAAGCGTAAAACAATAACACACCTGCCAGACGTAAGTAAACAGAATTACGAACTTATTAAAGCTGATGTAAAAGTGTTTCCAGAATACATGAAAGATCCAGTTACTAAAAAATGGAGTTGGTATATTTTATATTCAGATAACGGAAAAGCTACACGTTACAACAAGCCAATAAGTTCAAATGAGATTAATTTATGCGTACATTTAGCGATATTAGATAGATATAAAAAATTAATTGAAAAATAGTTGCATATTAAAAAAACATTTTATACATTTGCTCTAGTCAAAATAAAGGTATTCGCACTACCTCGACAAAGAACTTATAATTTATCCTTTTTTAAGAAAACAACAGTGCGAATGTTGTGAGTATTGAAAAAGGATTTTTTAATTTAAAATATTATGGAAAGAATTTTTCACCCTTATTGGCTTTGGGAAGATTATAAATCTGGTTTCTATGATAACGCAACGTTAAATTCTTTTGATGTAATAATTGATAGCAACCCAGCAGGAGTAACAAACTTTGATTTTAATTTTGTAGTTTTTAAATTGTAGTATTATGGGAAAAGGAAAATGGCACGTACAAGAGTACGAAGCATGCGCAAAGCATTTGCAAAAAAGTTTAAACGAAAAGCATTGTTCAAGTGGTATTGAAAAAGGAACAAATAAAACTCCTAAAAAGAAAAAACGTAAAAAATGATCTGCCAAAACACAAAAGAACTGAAAGATATTACAAATAGTAGAATTATAAATATAGCAAGAAGGCACTATAAAGAAAATGACAATAATTCAAATGAAATTATTTCTAAATTAGTAAATGTAAACAAAGAAGATGTATATTTACTTTTAACTAAAAACAATTTAAATCTAGTAAAATCATATACGGAACCTTACACGTTTTTTTTATATTCTGGAGATAGAGAAATTAAGTTTTTAACAGAAAAAGATTGTAATACCGTATTGAATGCAATAGATTTCAATTGGGTTGAAAAAAACTATTTACGTACATTTGGCTTTATAGTTGATAAAATTTATAATAAAGAAAATCACGGTAAGCATTTTAAATACAGGAACAAGTAAAAAAAATTAACCCAATAATGTTTGAATTAATAATAAATCACTAAATTTGTAATTATGAAAAAACCATCACTAACATACGCACTCGCTTTATTAATTAATATAATTGGCTACTCTCTATCTTTTTACTTTATAGGCTGGAAAACAATAATTATCTTTTTATTAATTTGGGCGAACAATGCAGAACGAACTTATAGAGGGAAGTAATGGAAGAGGAAACAAATAAAGTAGGCGCACCACAAGGAAATACAAATGCAGAAGTTTGGAGTATTGAAGATGCTACTTTGTTATTTGATAAAGCCCTTGAGAAATCAGTTGAAAAAGATTATGATTTTATTGGAGAAATAGCAAGAGATTTAAGCACTTATAGGGAAATATTTACTTATTTAGTAGATAAGTTTCCAGCACTAAAACAAACGCATAACCGCATATTATCTAACCTTGAAGCTAATTGTTTTTCACACACGAAAAAGGGAACAATAAACACAGCGGTTGGGATTATCAATTTAAAGTCTAATTACAAATGGACTGATAGAGTTGATACAACTACAAAAGATAAAGAAATAAACACTAATCCAGTTATTCAGTTTATCGATAACGATACAGATGCCGATTAAGTTCAGTAAAAAATACCAACCATTGTTTAAACTATTAGAAAAAGACAACTACAAAGAAGTTGATATTGTTATTCTAACTGGTGGACGTTCAAGTGCTAAATCTTTTGGGGTTGCTTGTTTATCTTTACTTGGTTTAGTTATGAAAGGTTGGAACGTTTTATATACACGTTTTACAAATGCAAGTATTACCGACTCTATTAAACCAGAGGTTGACGATAAGATTGAATTGTTAGGCTACGAAAATGTTGTTACCTCAACTAATACGCATATTGAACACAAAGGCAATAGAATAGCTTTTAAAGGAATAAAAACAGGATCTAAACAACAAACCGCAAATCTTAAATCGTTATCTGGTTTTAACTTATTCGTAGTAGATGAAGCTGAGGAACTTCCAGACTATGAAACATTTGAAAAGGTATTTTTATCTATTAGAAGCAAAGAAAAAAGGAACATTACTATTTTATTATTAAATCCTACTTCGATACAACATTGGATTTATAGAAAGTTTTATGAAGATAGAAATGTTCCAGCTGGACATAATGGAATTGTAGGAAATGTAATGTATATACATACTTCTTATTTAGACGTTCCTAAAGAATATTTAGCAGAAAACATTGTTAAGTATTACGAAATGTTAAAAGAAGAAGATGAAAAGAAATATAATCAAGTTGTTTTAGGTGGTTGGGTTGAGAATATTGAGGGGAGAGTATTTAATCATTTCAAACAAAACTCATATAAAGAATTTCTTAACCTTAATTTACCAGAGTTCTACGGTATTGACTGGGGGAAAAATCACGGGTTTGCAATAATACACGCTAAATATGACCAATACACTAACACAATGTATTTACACGAATTAAATAGTAAATCTGAAAATCAATTAAGACAAGATTTAAACGAGGATCAAAGAAAGTTGTTGAACGATGAAAACGGTGGAATTATAGTTTATACTTTGACAAGGTTAGGAATACCAAAAGACGCACATATCATTTGTGATAGCGCAAGACCTGATAATATATTTATGTTGCAAGATTTTGGTTGGTACAGAGCAATCGGAATAGATAAGCCTAAAGGTTCGGTTATGACTGGTATAGAATTAGTTCAATCTACAAATGTGATTTACACTAATGAAAGTAAAGGAATTGATAACGATTTTAAAAATTACCAATATGCAACAGACCGTTTAGGGGTTGTAGATGACGAAGTAGTCAAGTTGAATGATGATTGCGCAGATTGCCTCAGATATATCCGTAGACACATAAGAAATATAGGTTTAGGATAAAAAATAATTACAAAAACGCTTTTATATTAAAAATAATAGTATATTTGTAATCTAATGTTGTGATAACATGGGTTTAAATGATTATAGTTTGGTTAATAAAATTAATGCCTTAACGGGGTCTATCTCTGTTAAGGCTTTATTCGTTGGTATTTAATGGCTTGGAATTTAAACTTTAGCGTAGGAAAGCTACCGAATTATGTAGAGAGAGATAGAAATGGTAATATGTTTTATTCGTTCTTAGATAACTTATTCGGAAATAAGAATAATATAAAAGACACTACTTGTTATACTTTAGAAAGCCCCGCGCTTTTAATGTGCCGTAAGTTTATTGCAGATTATGGTAGTTTGGCAAAGATACACGGTTACAGAAACGGTAAACTTTATAAAGAAGATTATTTATACGAATTATCACCGAAGCCGAACCCTTTTCAAACTTGGACAGAGTTAATTTGGCAATACTTTTTTTATGCAAATGCAGAAAATGTTTATTTATACAATCAAAACAAAGTAATTTATTTACTTAAAAGAGAGAATATAGATATTTCAACGGACCAATTAAAAAAGTATCAGAAGTTGTATTTTAGCGATTCAACAAAGAAAAGCACTTTAAAAGGTGATTTTAAATACAAAAATGAAGATGGAACTTCAACACCTTTATCTTTTGATAATATTTCTTTTCTTTTCTCTAAAGCGTGTTTCAATTCCTTACTAATATTCGGTTCTTGTAGCTTTTTATTTATTTCTTTAATATCCATTGTACACCTCATTTAGTTGTTTGTCAATATTCAATCCCAATTCTTGAGCAAGTTTTAAATTCTCTAATTGCAATTTAATATCTTCTTGCTTTTCCTTTTCAAAAACCTTGTTAAATGGACAATGTGAAAAACTAGGTCTTAAATCTTCTTCTTCAAAAATAACCTCTAAAATATCAGTTAATTTCTGTAACATTGGAACTAACGTATAGTAAACATATAGTCCTAATGATTTTTCCTTGCCCTCGTTGAATACACCGCCTTTTAATATCAAATCAATTAAATCGCATGGAATATTAAACATTCTTGTTAGTTTGGCAAAATCAGCGTTAAAACTATCGTCTAAAGCTAACTTCTTTAAATCTTGTACTAATTGCTTAACATCTAAATTATCCTTTACGGCGTGTATAGGTTTAGAACTTAACAAAGTGTCCGAAACGCTTTTTTGTTCAGTTGGTGACATTACACCACCGCTTAAACGTTGTGCATCGCTTTGACTACCAGAAACTAAAATCTTTGTTGTATAGAATAAGTTTCTTTTCTTACTCTCAATTGATTGATTAGAGTTATCTACAATTCCTTTTACTGAATTTATTACATTAGAACCGTTAAACCAATCCCCAGAAATACCACTCATTATATCGATAATGTAAAGGTTTTCAAGTTTTAAAGGTGTTGAAGTTCCATCTTCATTTTTGTATTTAAAATCACCTTTTAAAGTGCTTTTCTTTGTTGAATCGCTAAAATACAACTTCTGATACTTTTTTAATTGGTCCG